AAAATACAATTTGGATTAATAAAGAAATATGTATAATTTACAGAAAACAGAAAACGGATTTGAATTTGAAGGAAATCAATTTGAGTTTATAGAAATTGATGGGGATCAATATAATATAATATCTGATACACAAATACACGTTTATACAGATATGGGTATTATCTTGTTAGATTTAAATGTTGCAATTGAATATAAATTATATGATAATATTACTGAATTTATAAATGAATTATATGGTTAGGAATTACACAGATAAACAATTATTAGATAGAGTAAAGCAATTACCAAATTTTACATATATTCCACAATATGTATGGATATTAGGTGTACGATCAAATGAAGATTTAACAGATCAATATGATGATAAATTTTATATCTTCAAAGGTGAACAATTTTTATTTGTAACTACAGGTACAACTAATAAAGGTTTAAAAGGTAGTGCTGTAATGTTAGCGGATATGTGGCATTATGACGTTTATAAATATGGATTGCACAGGCAAAAGATGAAAGCATTACGACAAGTAAAACCAATACCATATACACGTGATTATGATAATGATGGCAAAACAGATGTAGTTGGTCGGATTTTTACCGATATAATATACATGAATTTTCACGGAAGCACATACAATGAAGGCAGTGCAAATGTATCACCTAAAATTGGTGGATGGTCGGAAGGATGTCAAGTAGTACAAAAGAATACCGATTACGAAAAAATCATTAGACTTTGTAAAAATCAATCATCAGTAACATATTGTTTAATAAATGAGTTTTAACGCATTATTTTTTGAAATACAGGTATTTGTATTAAAACTTTATAGAAATCTCTTAAAACTAATTAAAATGGCTAAAAAGAAGAAGAATTTAGATATTGAAATCAAAACAAAGAAAGTAAATATTGATATAGAACGAAAAGATGGTAAATTATCAGTAGATGTAGATACACCTGCAGTAGATGTTAATGTAGAAAAAGATGCTGAAAATTTAGATATAGAAGTAAAAGCAGAAAACAAATTAGTAGAAAAGATTGCAAATGTTATTATTAGGAAAATAACTAAGCAAAGAAAGTAATGCAATCATCTGGTATTTTAACACGGGAATATTTAGAAAAATATCCTGAACTGCCTACACAAACAATTGCACGTTATTTATTAAATGATTTTCCTGATGTCTTTAAAAATTTATCATCTGCACGTTCACGTGTAAGGTATCATAGAAATGAATTAAACTGTAATAAACCTGCAAACCCTATTGTACAACGAACACCACAACAAAAAATGGAAGCATTAAGATTTTCTGCATTGCCAAAATCGGATTACGAAAAACAAAAGGTATTTAATATTCCTGTAGGTAATAACCGTATTTTAGTATTATCTGATATTCATTTTCCATATCATGATGAAGAAGCATTATCAGTAGCTTTAAATTACGGATTAGAAAACAAAGCAAATGCTATAATTCTAAATGGTGATACTATAGATATGTATCAAGCATCAAGATTTATTAAAGATCGTAGAATGCGTGATATTGCAGGTGAATTAGAAATGGTACGTAATTTTCTTGAATTACTTAAAACTGAATTTTCATGCCCGATTTATTTTAAGATAGGAAATCATGAAGATAGATATGAAAACTATTTACGAGTAAATGCACCTGAATTAATAGGTATTGATGATTTCAGATTAGAAAATATTTTGCGATTTGGTGAATACGGGGTGCAGTTGATCAATTCTAAACAACTAATTAAAGCGGGAAATCTAAATATTTTACATGGTCATGAATTTGGCCAATCTGTATTTTCACCTGTAAATGCTGCACGTGGTTTATATACCAGAGCAAAAGCACCTACAATTATTGGACATCATCATCAAACATCAGAACATTCTGAAAAGGATTTAGCAGATAATGTTGTAACTACATGGTCTATTGGATGTTTGTGCGGATTATCACCTGATTACCTACCTTTTAACAAATGGAATCACGGATTTGGATTTATCACCACAGAAAAAAATGGTGATTTTGAATTTCGTAACTTGCGGATAATCAACGGAAAAGCACAATAAAATAATTTTTTTTCACTTTTTTTTATGGAAAAGTGTACAACGTATTGAAATAGTATTTATATTTGCGTATAACATTTTAAAAAACAAACAAGATGAAAGAAATGAAAACATTAGAAGAATTAGATTTAAAAATGGTAAAGATTGCAGAATCTGTAAATATGGATGTAGAAAAATTCAAGAAATTACCACGATTGAAATTTATGAAAATATGTAATGATTATAACGCTAAAAACAAATAATATGAAAACGTACAAAATCAATTTTTTAGACATGGATGATAACACTATCTATTCAAAAATGTATGAAGGTGAAGAAAAATTAGAAGCATCAATTTATGCTACATTAATTTTAAATAATACATCAGATGAATGTGTAACATTTGAAGTATATGAATTAACAGAAGGTTGGAAAATTTAATACAGGAAAAGATGAAGAATTTTTTAAAGTTAGCTTTGGCAGTTTATCTATTAGGTTTAATAATCGGTATAATAGAATCAATATGATAACAATGGTAAAAGTAGAATGTTCAAATTGTTCTGGTGAAGGATTTGAAGAAGTAATAGAATGTGATTTACCTGCATCAATGTGTTGTGGTGGATGTGTAAAAGATTATAAATGTGAAGAATGTGATGGTTTAGGTTATGTATACATAGATGAAGATGAATTAGATGAATACTAAAAACAAAAAAGATATGGTATTAGGAATGCAAATGAAATGGTGGAAAACCAAAAGGAATTATTATGATGTACGTGGTACATTTAATACAGAATTATATAATCGAATATTAGAAATAAAATCAAAATGAATATAACACAAGAACAATATAATACAGAAGATAGTATTGTAGATTCCGTTATTTACAAGTTTAGAACACGGTCAAGATTAGGAAAAATAAAATATGGTACTACATTAGATAGAAATGATTTAAGCACCTTAGAATGGCTAAATCATGCACAGGATGAAGCAATGGATTTTATTCTGTATTTAGAAAGGTTAAAAAAAGAATACAATAAAAAAGAAGATCCATTTTTAAGGTTAAACCCAGAAGAATAAAAATTAATTTAAAGTTATAACATGACAAATTTTGAAATGGCAATATACGCAATAGGGTTCTTTTTTGGAATTATAACAGGATTATTAATAGCAAAAACAATTGACAATGATAGAAACAAGTAGTATAGATAAAGTGATACAAGTAATAGAAAAATACGATCTGAAAAATCCCTGCAGAAAACACCAATACATTTACCCACGTTATTTTGTATATTTTTATTTAAGAAAATTAAAATTTCCATTACATCGAATAGGCAAGATATTAGAAAAAGATCATGCAACAGTAATACATGGTGTTAAAATGCATAAGATGTACACAAAAAATAAAGATCAAGTTTATTTATCGTATATAGCAGATATAAAAAGTGAATTAGGGGAAATTAAAGGTGTACCAAATCTGCGAAAAGATGTATTAAAATGTGATACAATGGAAAAATTATCAAAAATAAAAAGGCGAATACAGGAAAATTATTATTAGATTTGTATTCAGTTCGGTCTCACAATATAGAACAAAGGAAATTAACATGACCCTTGTCAATGAAGCAGACGTGAGACCCTGTGAATTTGATGAGGGTTTTTTATTTAAAACATTTTTATGCGTGATTCAATGATATTTTACAGAAGTTTTTATGATAGTTTAACTGGATTATCACCAATTATTAAATCAGAAGTATATGATGCAATATTTAGTTATGGATTAGATTTTACAGAACCTGTATTTACTGATGAAATTGCACGTGCATTATTTACATTAATTAAACCACAAATAGATGCAAACATAAAGCGATATAATAACGGAAATAAACCAAAAGTAAAACAAGATAAAAGCAAAGTAGAAGCAAAACAGAAGCAAAAAACAAGCAAAAGTAAAGCTAATGTAAATGATAATGTAAATGATAATGTAAATGATAATGATAATATATATAGAAAATTTAATCATCTATTTATAACTAATGATGAATATCAATCTTTATTTGTTGTTTATGGTAGTAAAGTAGATGATGTGTTAGATTCGATAGAAAATTATAAAGACAATAAAAAATATAAATCATTATTTTTAACTTGCAAACAATGGTTAAAAAAAGAATCTTTAGATTCCATTAAACAACCTTATAAATCACCAGAAGATAAATTATTAGAATACGTTAAACAACAAACTGCAATGTATGATACTAACAAAAGATAATGCACGTAAATATCTTCATGATTACAAAGATGGTAAAATTGCAAAAGGATTATGTATAGGATGCGATTTAGATAATTACATTAGATTTAAAAAAGGTCAATACAATGGTATTTTAGGTGGTGATAATACAGGTAAAACATATTTCATGAGTTGGTATATGTTGTGTTTATCATTAAAGCATAAATTAAGATGGGGTATTTGGATGGATGAAAATTCTGATGGTCAAGTATTACGTGATATGATACAAATGGTATCAAAAACACGTATCAAAGATTTAACACATGATCAAATAGATTTTTATGTTACAATTTTGGAACCTTATTTTATATTTGTAAATAATCAAATACCATATACACCTGATGAATTATTGAAAGTATTTGAAGGAATAGATGCAGATGGTTTTTTTATTGATCCATTTAATCAATTAAATCATAACATGGAATATTCAAGTAATATAGAATTCATACGTAAATTAAAAAGGTGGTGTAAAACGAAAAGAAAAACAGTATATCTATCAATGCACCCTGTTACATCATCAGGTAGAAAAATAAATGAATATCCAAAAGGACATGATTGGGAAGGTCAACCAATGATACCAAATAAATCAATGGCAGAAGGTGGTAAAATCTTTGCAAATATGGCGGATGATTGGATTAATGTTCACAGATTACCAAAACTTGAAAGTATGCAATTTTTCACAATGATAGATATAGATAAAGTAAAAGATAAAGATACAGGTGGTGAACAAACTAAATCAGGATTACCTGTAATGCTTTATTATAATTATGGAAATGGTTTTATAGTCAATGGTATTGATCCAATAAATAAGATATGAAAACAGTAAATAGTTTATCTGGTGGTAAAACATCAAGTTATATTGCAGTAAATTATCCTGCAGATTATAATGTATTTGCATTAGTTAGAACAAATGATAAAAATTGTTTATTTCCTGATGCTAAAATTCGACAAATAGTAAGTGATAAAATCGGAACTGAATTTATCGGTACATTAGAAGAAGATGCAATTATATATACCATGTTAGATTTGGAACAGTATATAGGTAAAGAAATAATTTGGCTATCTAATAAAACTTTTGAAGATGTTATAATTAAACATGGAAAATATTTGCCAAATATAATGACAAGATACTGCACATCAGATTTAAAAGTTACACCAATTGCACAATGGTGTTATGAAAATACTGATTTACCTGTAGAAATGCGTATTGGATTTAGAGCAAATGAAATTAGCCGTGCAAACAAAATGATAGAAAAACAAATTAAAGGAATTGAAAACTTTAAATTTAAAGTAGGTAATAAAAATGGCAGAAACCAATGGAAGGAATTACCGTATAGAATGGTAAAATTTCCATTAATAGAAGATGCAATATTTAAAGATACAATTGAAAATTTCTGGAAAAATAAACCTGTTAGATTTGCATACATGAATAATTGTGTTGGATGTTTTCATAGATCAGAATTGTTATTAAATCATTTGTCGCATAAACAAGAAAATAAATTTGATTGGTTTATTAATCAAGAAAATAAATATAATTGCACATTTAAAAATGGAATTAAATACGAAAAAATAAAAAAGTATAAATTACAATTAGAATTATTTGAAGATGATTTTAATGAATGTGATTCAGGGTATTGTGGATTATAAATAGTATATGATGGATAAACAATTAGCAGTAACATTAGGTTTTATTAATTTGCAACTTTGCATTAATAAACTACATTTTAGAAAAAAATTAGAACCTAAAAAAGCAGAAGGAATTGATAAACAAATAGAAGATTTAGAACAAGTATTAGATGTGCTGAATTATCTGGTAGATGAAAACAAAGCATTAACACGGAAAATACATCAGATACATTTAGAGTTGTTACAATCACATAAAAGAAATGAAGATTTAAGAATATTTGAAGAATGAAAAAATGCAAACATTGTAAAGAAGAATTTACACCATATCATTTTAATCAAAAATACTGTTTCAAAACAGAATGTAAAAATGTATGGATACAAAGTGAAAAAACGAAACAATGGAAACAAACAAAAAAGAAATGGATTGCAGAAAATAGTACACTAACAAAAGAGGTCATTAGAGCGCAGAAAATTGTAAATACATATATTCGTATCAGAGACAAAGGTAAAACGTGTATAAGCTGCTTAAAACCACCTAAAAAGCCAAATGCAGGACATTTTTGGAATGCAAATAATCATTGGTCGGTACGTTTTGACGAAAGAAACATACATTTACAATGTGAACATTGCAATAATAATCTATCAGGCAACCTTTTATACTACAGAGAAAACCTAATTAAAAAAATAGGATTAGAAGAATTTAATGATTTAGAACAAAAGGCAAAAACAACTGCAAATTTCACTATTGATCAAGTAAAAGAAATAGCAAAATATTATCAGGAAAAAATAAATATGTATAAAAAATAAAAAATTTTATACTTGAATGTTGTATATTCAGAATTATGTTTATATTTGTGTATAATTAAAAACGAAAACAAGATGAAAACAATAATTTTAACTACAAATTCTAACAATCCTTTTATTAATCACATGACTATTTTAGAAGAAACTGAAAAGGCTATAAAAGTTCAAAATGAATATGGTACTTATTCATGTTGGATTCCTAAATCTGCATTACAATTAGTAGATGATGTAATTGAAAGTTATACATTTAAAATGTGGTTTAGAAAAGTAGATAGTGGTAAATCAATAGATAAAGTATTTAGATTATTTAATTAATAAAAACAAGGGATGCGACTTGATAACGCATATTTTTTTTAATTAAAACACAAAACAAGATGAAACATTTTAAAGTTACACACAAATTTCATGATGGTATCAGTTGGAAAATTGGATACCGTGTATTAAAAGCAAATTCACCAGAAGATGCAGTAAAGAAAATGGATTTATTTCCTGAATTAATTATTAACGTAGAATTAGTATAGTTATGGAAAAGGCAATAGAAATAGTACAGGCAAAGATACGTGCAAAAGAAATAATGCTAAAAGTATCATCAGAAAAAAATCAATCAAGATTAAAGATTGAAATGGAAGAATTAACAGAATTAATTAAATTATTTGAATTGTATAAAGAAATATAATATGGCAGCGAAAACAGGAAAACAAGAAGAATCTAATGCAATACAACACAAGGGTATTTATCAAGCATTAGCAGCATTTCAACAGGATGTACCACAACTATTTAAAAATACAAAAGGTTATGGATATAACTATACTGATTTATCAGAAATAATCAAGATAATCAATCCGTATATGCAAAAACACGGATTAGGCTTTACACAACCTTTACAAAAAAATGAATCCAATGGTATCAGGACTATTATTTTTCACATAGATACAAATGAAACAATAGAAAGTTATGTAGACTTAATAGAAGGTGTACAATTAAAAGGAATGAATGATTTTCAAGTATACGGTAATGCCGTTAGTTATTTTCGCAGGTATGCATTAGTTAGTATTTTAGGTTTAGTATCAGATAAAGATACAGATGCATCTGGTGAACAAGTTGATAAAAAACCTAAACTATCAGAAGAACGTTTTAATAAAGCATTACAGGCAGTATTACGTGGTGAATATAGTATTACTGCATTAAAAGAAAATTACGATCTAACAAAGGAACAATTAAAAGAATTAGAATTATGAATAAACAAATAGCAATTGAATTAAATGAAATGGTTAAAATAATAGCAGATCGATTTTCAAATGTTAACCGTGAAATGAATTATAATAACGAATCTTTTGAAATAGATAAAATTATACCTACAAGCGATCATAGCGCAGTAGTAATATTTAAAAAAACAAGTGGTAAAGTAGGTGTAGCATTTTTTTATTATATACCAAATGGTATAAGTAAAGGATGGAAGTATTTTTTTCCAACAGATTCACATATTACAGGAATGAGGGCATTTGAATTATATAAATTACTTGCAGAAAATGATAATTATAAATATAATTTTAATTGAGAAAACATGAAAATAAATTTAGAATTTGAAGATTTAGAAGATGCAATGCCACATATACACGGAAGTAATTATTATTGTGCATTATGGGATTTATCACAACATATACGAGATAAATTAAAATATGCAGAATTAACAGATTGTCAATTTGATGTGTATGAAGAATTAGAAAAAAGATTTTACGATATTTTAGAAGATAATAATGCAAAATTATAACATGGAAAACATAAAAATAAGATGTAGCAGATTAGGTGATATAATGTCAACACCACGTAATAAAGGTGAATTAATATCTGCAACTGCCAAAACATATATGCAGGAATTGTATTTAGAAAATAAATACGGAATTAAAAAAGAATTTTGGTCAAGATATACAGATAAAGGTATTCAGGTAGAAAAAGATTCTATTGCTTTGGCTAATGAAGTTTTAAATTGGGGTTTATCATTTGACTATATAGAAAATGGTGGACAAGATGCATTTGAAAATGATTATCTAACAGGGCGTGTTGATGTACTAACAGATAATTTTTTAGGTGAAATAAAAAGCAGTTTTGATGGTACAACTTTTCCATTTTTTGAAGATGAATTACCTAACAAAAATTATTTTTATCAGGTACACGGATATATGATGCTAACAGGATTAGATAGATGTACTATTGCATATTGTTTAGTAAATACACCAGAAGATATAGTATTAGATGAAATCAGAAGAGAACATTGGCGATTAAAACTAATATCTGATGATGAAGAAGTAGAACAATATGTGCGATCTAAACACAATTTTGATCATATACCAAAAAAAGAACGTGTAAAAGCATATATAGTAGAACGCAATGATGCAGTAATTGAAAACATCAAAGAAAAAGTACAACTTTGCAGAGAATATTATAATAGTTTAAACAAATAAAATAAATAAATATGAGTTACGACAACACAAATTCAGGTGCAATTTTTAGATCTGAAAAAACAAAAGAAACACAACCCGATTACAAAGGAAAATTAAATGTAAATGGTAAAGATTTTGATTTATCAGGATGGATTAAACAAACAAAAGATGGAAAATCATTTTTATCATTAAAGATACAAGAACCATATAAAAAAGATGAAGTGATTAGCACAACACAAAAGATCATTAATTCTGGTAATTTTAATTTAGATTTCTGATGTTGATACAAGATGAATTATTACGTGAAAAGTTACAAAGAATACTATTGAGTAAATCACGAAATAAAGTAGTGCAGGAAATAAAAGAAACAGGTGTAAAGATGCATCAGTATCATATAGATAGATTTATACAAAGAAAACCTGTATCATTATCTACATTAAAAAAGATTGATTTGTATGTTGATAAAAACCCATTGTAATGATGGGTTTATTTTTTTTATATATTTGAGGATAAATTATTATTTTGAATTGGGCTAAAATAATATGCAAACATCATAATGAATGGGTATCAATTGTAAAATCATTTGGTGAATACAACTATTGTGAAGATATAGTACAGGAAATGTATATACGATTACACAAATCAAATGCAGGTGATAAATGCATTACTAACAACGAACCCAATAGAAGTTATATATGGATTACTTTAAAAAATATATACATAACCTATGCTAAACAAAAAACGAAATACAATAAAGTTAGTTTAGAAGAAATACGAAATCTATCGTATGAAGAAGATGATATAGAAAAAAAATATGCATTTGATAAAATAAAGATTAATGTAAAAAAAGAAATAGATACATGGCATCATTACGATCAACAATTATGGAATATTTATAGCAAAGGTGAACAATCAATGCGAGACATTTCATCTGGTGCTGAAATTAGTTTATCAAGTATATTTAATTCTATTAAAAACTGCAAAACACGAATTAAAGAAGCAGTAGGTGAAGATTATGAAGATTACATAAATAAAGATTACGACAAAATATGAAACATATATTAGAAATATTAAATAATGAAATAGAAAGGCGTGAAAAAGATGCACAGTTATTCTATAAACAGTATAATGAATTAAGAAAAGATTATAATGATCTGGTAAAAGAAAATGAAACATTAAGAAATGATTTATTTGAATTAAGTAAAGAACATTTTAAAAAGAAGAAATAATGGCACGTGGTAGAAAAAAGAAGGCAACAGGATTAGGTGATACAGTAGAAAGTATTATACAGGCAACACATATAGATAAGGTTGCTAAATGGTTATTTGGTGAAGATTGCGGATGTGAGGCAAGAAAAGAAAAATTAAATCAACTTTTCCCATATAGAAAACCATTATGCTTAACAGAAGACGAATATAAATATTTAGATGAATTTTTTAATAGGGATAATAAATCAAGTATAAAACCAACACAGGCAACACAACTATTAAAGATATATAATCGTATATTCCAAAAAAGAAACGAACCTACAACGTGTGCAGAATGTTGGAGAGCATATTTAAATGATTTAACAAAAGTATATAACGAATATAAAATAGAACAAGATGCCAATACCGAAACCAAAAGCGAGTGAATCACAACGTGATTATGTACAAAGGTGCATGTCTGATGAAAAAATGAAATCAGAATATAGTGAAGATCAAAGATTAGCAATCTGTTATGATACCTACAGAACAAAGTTAGAAAGTATCAGATTAGAAAGTTATACAGATTACCCACAACAGGCAACCGAAAATGCACAAATTGCGTTAAGATGGGTTGAAAAAAATGGGTGGGGATCATGTGGAGAAGCAACAGGAAAAGCACGTGCATCACAATTAGCAAATAGAGAACCCATTTCAGAAGATACTATTGCACGAATGGCATCATTTGAAAGGCATCGACAACATTCACAAAAAGAATTAGGTGATGGATGTGGTAGATTAATGTGGTTGGCATGGGGTGGTGATGCAGGAATAGAATGGGCGCAAAGAAAATTAAAAGAAATTAGATCAGAAGAATGAATCTAACAGAAATATTTGATGCTATATTAGAAAGTACAGATGGTAAAATAGTTGGATATGCTTTCTATGTTGGCAACCTATATAAAGATGAAGCAAAAGAAATAAAACAATACAAAGGAATAAACGTATATACACATCTACACATGAAGGAAACAGATGTAATACTATATATGGATGATGAATTATTAGATACAGATATAAGTTTAAATTAAAATGAAATTAGTTAATATTAAAGATGTAAAACCAAACCCAAAAAATCCAAGGGTAATAAAAGACGATAAATTTAAAAAGTTAGTTAAATCAATTAATGAATTTCCTGATATGTTAAATAAACGACCTTTAGTTTGTTTTACTGACATTGATGGTAAGTTTGTTGTTCTTGGTGGTAATATGCGTTTAAAAGCATGTAAAGAGATCGGATTAAAAGAAATACCAATAATACTTGCTGATGAATGGAATGAAGAACAAAAGCACGAATTCTTAATTAAAGATAATGTTGGTTTTGGAGAATGGGACTGGGATAGTTTAGCAAATGAATGGGATGTTGAAAAATTGGAGGATTGGGGATTAGATTTACCAATTGATTTATCAGTAAAAGAAGAGCTTGAAGCAGAGGAGGATGAATTTGATGTTCCTGAAGGTGGAATAGAAACTGACATTATACTTGGAGATTTATTCGAGATTGGTGAACATCGTTTACTTTGTGGCGATTCAACAGATAGTGAACAAGTTGCATTATTAATGAACGGTAAAAAAGCTGACATGGTTTTCACTGATCCACCTTGGAATGTAAACTATGGGGCAGTAAAAGAAGGTAATGCCATGGGATATAAACCACGAACAATTATGAATGATTCCATGTCAACAGATGATTTTAAAGATTTTATGGGTTCGGCATTTGCTATGATGGCAATGCACTCAAAAAAAGGATGCCCTACATACGTTGTAATGTCTGCACAAGAATGGGGTAATTTAATGTTAACACTTCACGAAAATGGGTATCATTGGAGCAGTACTATAATTTGGAATAAATCACATCTTGTAATGTCCAGAAAAGATTATCATACAAAATATGAACCAATATGGTATGGATGGTTAGATGGCGCACCACGATTATGTCCTGTTGAAGACCGTAAACAATCTGATGTATGGGATGTAGATAGACCAACAAAAAGTGAACTTCACCCAACAACAAAGCCAATTGAACTTATAAATATTGCTTTAAAAAATAGCAGTAAAGAAGGGAATTTAGTTATGGAGTTATTTACAGGTAGTGGATCTACTATGGTGGCTTCACATCAATTAAATAGAAAATGTTATGGAATGGAATTAGACCCTAAGTATTGTCAAGTGATTGTTGACAGAATGAAAAAGTTAGATCCTACTTTAGTAATTAAGAAGAACGGAGAGGTAATTTAATAACAACGAAATAACAACGAAATGGCAGGTAAAGGACAAATAGAACCAAGATGGGCAAAAGGAGAAAGCGGAAACCCTAACGGTAGACCTAAAGGAACAAAGAACCGAAGCACAATTGCACGTTATTGGTTAGAGGTTCATCAGAACTTAAAAAACCCATTAACAGGTATAGAAGAAACAATGTCGCAGGAAGATTTAATGACATTGGCGTTAATAAAAAAAGCACGTGAAGGAGATGTAGGTGCATATAAAGCATTAATGGATTCTGCTCACGGTGCTGCAATCCAAACAATAGAACAATATAATACTCATAAATATCCTGAATGGATGGATGAAAGCGAATCCTAATTACACCTATTTAAAATCAAATGTACCGAAACAAAGGATTACTTTATTACAAGGTGGTACACGTTCTGGTAAAACTTATTCGATTATATATTATCTAATATGGTTATGTCGAGAACATCCAGATGCAGGAATGGAAATAGATTTAGTTAGGAATACTTTTGCAGCATTAAAAGCAACTGCATGGAAGGATTTTAAAGATATACTAACATCACTTGAATTATACAATCCAACACTACATAATAAAACAGATCACATCTATCAATTGTTTGGTAACAACATAAATTATTATGGCGCAGATACACCTGATAAAATACATGGTAGATCACGTGATATTTTATGGATAAATGAAGCGCATCAATTTCCAGAAGATACTATTGATCAGTTATTACCACGTACTAAACACCGCATAATTGCAGATTATAATCCTGCATTACCACAGGAACATTGGTTAGATGAATACATCGTTAAATACCCACCATTAATTACAACTTACAGGGATAATCCACATTTAACAAAAGCACAGGTAGATGATATAGAAAACAAGATTAAAAATCCGTATTGGTGGAAAGTATATGGTAATGGTGAACGTGCGCAACCTACAGGTGCAATATTTAATAACTGGTCAATTGGTGAATTTAAAGAATGTGATATAATAGGTTTTGGACAGGATTACGGATTTAGTAATGATCCATCAACATTAATACATGTTTCAATAGATAGAAAAAATAAACTAATATATTTAAAAGAATGTTTTTATCAGGCAGGATTAAATACAGGGCAATTATACGAGCTGAATATACAACACGCGCAGAAGAATCTAATAGTTGCAGATTCTGCAGAACCACGATTGATCGCAGAATTAAAACAACGTAGATTGAATATAGTTGAAGCAGAAAAAGGTCAAGGATCAGTAACTGCAGGAATTAGTTTAATGTTAGAATATACAATTATAATTGATCCTGAATCACACAATATGATTAAAGAATTTAATAACTATTCGTGGTTTGAAAAATCGAATAAGAGTATACCACAGGATGCGTTTAATCATTGTATTGATGCTGCACGGTATTTTATCTTTACTACACTAAGAAATCCTAACAGGGGTAAATATTATATAAGATAAAAAAAAGCAACCATTTCTGATTGCTCTTTTGCTGATCTAACCTAAAAACCTACAAGATGATTTGCAAATATAATAAGAAGGTACAAAAAAACAAATTAAAGTTATAATTATATGAAGGTAAAAATTAAGATACCAGAAGATTTATCAGAAGTTACATTAGAACAATATCAATATCTAATGGAAATACAAAACGAAAATGATGATGATGAATTTTCTGCACGTAAATTAATTTCTGTTTTCTGTAAAATACCATTATCACAAGTAATGTATATTGATTATTCTTCTGCAGCGGATTTACTTGCAAAGTTTAATCAAATGTTTTCAGAAGAAAAATTGATGCACACCAGATTTAAATTAAATGATACAGAATTTGGTTTTATTCCTGATTTAGAAGGTATCAGTTTTGGTGAATATATAGATTGTGAAAAATACATGCAAAGTTGGAAAACAATGCACAATGCAATGGCAGTTCTTTATAGACCTATTACAAAAACAAAAGGTGAAAAATACGAAATAGAAAGTTATGAAGGCAGCGTTACGTATGCAGAAGTAATGAAGGCAATGCCGTTATCAGTTGCATTAGGAGCGAATGTTTTTTTTTGGAATTTAATAAACGAATTATTAGAAGGTTTGATAGTTTATTTACAGAACGAGGTGAAGAAGGAAGTGGATATGAAGATTATAGCGCAGTATCTTCATTTGGGAAACGATGGGGATGGTATCAATCAATTTATGGAATTGCAAAAGGCGACATTACGAAATTTGAAGAAGTTACCGCATTACCGCTTGTTCAATGCTTGACATTTTTAACATTTGAAAATGAAAAGATACAAATTGAAAACGAACAAATTAAAAGAAGATTAAATAGATGAAAGGATATTACTACGTATTAGACAAATTAAAAACGGAATTAGAAACAATACCATTTGTAAATACAATTACACAAGGTAGTTTAGATGATATAGATAATTACAAATCTACGGTATTTCCTTTATCACATATTATAATTAACAACGTAACACCAGAAAACAACATACTAAGATTTAATGTATCTATCATTGCAATGGATATTGTAGATTTTAACAAAGAAGAAACTACAGATGTATTTTTAGGTAATGATAATGAAATAGACGTATTAAATACACAACTAACAGTATTGATTAGAATGTATGAAGTATTGCGCAGGGGTGCATTAAATGATTTTTTAGAAGCAGATGGATTTCCAACATTAGAACCATTTACAGAAAGATTTGAAAATTATTTAGCAGGTTGGACTATGACAATAGATTTATTAATACCAAATGAAATGTCAATTTGCTAATGGAAGCACCAACATTAGAAGAAGCATTAGATAAATTTAAGAAATACGTAATACAACAAAGTAGATCTAATTTATCAAAACTTAGAAAAAACAGTTCTAAGAATTTATATAATTCATTGAAAGGTGAAGTAATAAATAAAGATGAATTACATCAAGTAGTTTTTAATATGAATTACTATGGTGAATTTCAAGATCAAGGTGTGTCTGGCAAAAAAAAGAAATACAATACACCATATAGTTACAAATCTAAAATGCCACCACCATCTAAATTAGATAAATGGATAGTTAAAAAAGGAATAGCACCACGTGATAAAAAAGGAAAATTTATAGATAGAAAATCATTGCAGTTTTTAATTGCACGTGGAATATTTAAAAATGGTATAAAACCATCTTTGTTTTTTACAAAACCATATAATGATGGATTGAAAAGATTACCTGCAGAAGTACAAAATGCATATGGTACAGATGTAGAAAAATACGTAGTAGAAATGATAATGAATTATATACAATGAAAATATTTGCAAGATCACCTTATGTAATTACTGTTGATGAACCAAATCAAGCAGGTAGTAAAATAGAAATATTTTTATGGAAGGATGGACAATCTGCACCATCATTACCACAACATAAATTATCTAAATTAATACCATCTGCAACAAATACTGCAACACATTATAATGTATCACCATATGTACGTGAATTTTTATCATTTAATGATTTTGAAAATGTGTATAATACTGTTGGTGCAGCAGATAATAATGAATATTGTTGGGTAAAAATTAAATATTATAAATTCAATGGTAGCAGTTATATTTATTTAAATGAAAAAGAGTTTTTAGGTTTTGATGGATATGGATATTATGAAGATGGTGGTAATCCACAACATACAGATTATTTATTAGAAAATAGAACACATTACTATTGGTACAATCCAATGGCTAATTTATCAACGGATGAAGATGCACGTGCAGGTCAATTAACATTTGAAACAGGTGATGCAACAGATTTAAAATATACCAATTTAATTACAGGTGCAACATTTACTACAGGAATACCATCAAATACAGTAACAACAATTTACCGTGTTTATCCTAACTATTATGCAGAAGGAAATAAATTAGAAAT